CGCCTGCGGCAACGGTAGAGTAGGCTATGCCTGCCCCTCCGGTTGAGCCGGTAGCGGTAAAATCGCCCGCTGTCGTGTTACCACCGGCGCCAACATTACCAATGCCGCCAGATGCACCGACGCCACCACCTTGCCCGCCACCTACAATAAGGAACGTGCCAAATGATGTTGCACCGCCGTTGTTACCATTTGCGCCCGAAACACCAGTGCCGCCTGCACCAACTGTGATTGTTTCGCTTGCGGCCAGCGATGCTGCAGAAATCAGTTTGCGTGCATGGCCACCTGATCCACCGCCACCGCCAGCCTGATAGCCTGCTGCTGTGGTGCCGCCACCTGCGCCACCACCGCCAACACCTTCAACCACGATAAATGACGGGTTATTTGTGGCTTTGGTAAAGCTGAACGTGCCGGCTGTGTTGTAGTAGGTAACAGCAATCAAGCGGCCTGACATGGCTGCATTAAGCGTTGTGCCGCTCATGCTCAAGCCAGTGCCAAGGGCAATGGCCGAAACGTCGCCAGTTGCACCACGGCCAAGAATTTGACTTGCGCTCAATGCCACATTGCTGATTAGGCCAGTTGATGTGCCAACGCGCGCCGGCACGCTGTTGGCATTGCCCGTTAATTCAGTCAGGGCGGTCGGTATAACTGCCTTTCCGTCTGCTTTTTGATATGCAACGCAACGCCACCCATTTGCACCACGGCTTACCATCAAAGCTGCATCATTTGCGTTTGTGGTAATGTTTGCAGCACCCGGCAAAATAAGGGTAGTTGCGTTATGTGTAAGGGTTAGGCTTCCGGTAAATACAACATAGCGAACATCGCCACTGGTTGCCGGTGTGCCAAAACTTGTAATGGTCGTGCTGCCGCTGATTAAAACAACAGGTGCTGTTGATGCTGACAGATCAACGGTTGCTGCGCTTGGTATTGTTTGAGAGCCGATCCACCAACCAGATGATCCAGCAGATAATGCACGATATAAAGCGCCAACCTGTGCAGAATTTGGTGAAGGAACATTGCCAGATGCAGCAATTAAAGCCTGAACACTAGCAAGATTTGCTGCGTCTGTCAGGTTTACAGCGTTTGCCAAGTTCTCAATCTTGAGGCTGCCGGCGTCGTAATTCACGCCACCAGTCGGAATGCGCAGCGCGTTGCCTGTGCGCTCATAGGTTTCCTGCATCAGCATGATCAGGCGATCAAGCGCAGTTTCGGTTGCCTCGGCCGGGAATGGGCCAAGGTCGGAATAATCAGTTTCCTGCGTGCGCGGCAACTGGCGGGTCACGGTAATGGTGTTGCCTGTCTCGCTGGCCGTTGGCGTGACTGTGCCGCCGCCTTCGCTGCCTGCGCCGGTCACGGTGTAATCCGTATTCAGCACAAGCGTTGTAAGCACGCCTGCACTGGTGCGCCGCGTCACGATCAGATCAGTGTCGGCAAAAAACTTGTAAGGGAAATTAAAGGGGCTGGTGCCGCTGCCGGCATATGATTGGCTGTTGGTGGTGGTGCTTACGGTCATTTGCGCCCCTCCTTATAGGGTCGAGATTAGGTTAATTCTTCTTCGCCGGCAATCCCATTGCGTTGCCTGCGCCTTCTTCCATCTGGTCAAACATCCAAGCCAGATATGGCACATTCTGGTAAGGGATCATGCGCCGCACTTTTTCAAGCTGTGTTCGATCAAACTGGCCACTTGATGCTGCGGCCGTCACGTCGATCATGTCCTGCAGCAAGCCAAAGCTGGGGCCGGCCAATGATCCTGTCACGTTGCGGGCGGCAAAACGGTTGTTGGTCTTGCTGGTGCCAAGCATGGGGTTAATGCCATATGATCCGGCCGTCGCCTTTTCAATCATGTTGTTGGCATCAAATAGCCAGCCCATGACGCCGCTGCGGTCAAGGCCGGCAACAATCCAGTCCTGCGGCTTTTCTGGCATCGGTCGGCCATATTGGGCCTGCTTGAGTGCATGCACCATCATGCCAAGCGCAACAGCACTGACAATGCCCTGCATCACGTTCTTGTCTGCACGCTGCAGCGCGCTGACGCTTACCTTGCTCAAAGCGGTAAAGGCAAAGCTGCGGAATTGCCCAACCATCTTGCCCATTTCGGTTGACATCCAAAGCGGGCGATCCTGCCCGGGCGTGACAATAATAGCGTCCACCTCTTTGACGATAGCATTGCGGAATGCGTCAACCGCTTCCCGGTCAGTCCATGCGCCAGTGTTCGCCCAAATCACGCCTTCGTCTGCCTTCCAGTGTTCGGCCTGCTGGGCAATGCGCTCGGCCATCGGCTTATCAATGCCAAGCTGGGCAAGCCTTTCCATTTCGCGCGCGCCAATGCTGCCTGCCGTCCAGTTCTTTACCTCCTGCAGCACGCGGGTTTGCCCCATGACGCCTGCAAACTGTTTCATGGTGGCATTCCATGGGGCCATAAGGCTGACAACGCCAAAGCGATCCTGCACTGCCTGCAAGCCGCGTTCAAAGGTGGTGTGCTTGCCGTAATCATCCCATATATCGGCCATCTGCATGGCGCGGCTATCAAGCACCATATCAAGCGCAGTGCCGGCCAGCTTCACTTCATTGGCTGCCAGCTTGTAAAGCTCAAGGTTTTTTATGGCTCCAAGCGTGCCAAATACGCGGCCAAAGCCATGATGCATGATTGGGTTGGCAACATCAGGGATTGCTGAAAGCGTCATGCCACCAAGCAGGCGCACATAATTGAGCGTGCGGGCTGCGCGGCCTGTGCGCACAATGATGCTTTCTGGATCGTCGGGGATTGCATAGGTGCCGCGGATACGGTCGCGCATTCCTTCTAAATCCTGAATGTCGCGCTTCATGGCCTTATCAAGCTGGGCCAGCCGGCTTTCAAGTTTCGGGCCTTGGCCAAGTTCTTTCTCTGCCGCTGCACGCAAAACGGCGTAGCTGTCCTGTACCTTCACAAGCTGGTCTGCCATGTCGGCGCTGCCAAACTTGGTGGCAAGCTCAACATCGGTTGACATTGTGCGGGTATAGATACGGGTCACGCGCTCAATGTCTTTTTCAAGAAAATCAAGTATATGGATTGTTGGAATTTTAAGAGTTAATTCCCTTAATGGGCCGCGGGTCAGTGGGATTGGCTCATAATTGCTGCGGCCGGGTGCGCCGCCAATGATCTTGTCGGTGATCTCCTGCGCAATGGACAGCAAATCTTCTTCGCCAAGCCTTGAAAACTCAACATATTCAGGCTTTACTGCTTGGGCGGTTGGCTTGACATTCTGGCCGTTTTGTGCTACCTTTTTATTGGGAGGTGATGAAATGTCAGTCAAAAGGTTTTTTGACGTTGAGGGCAACGCAGTTATGTTTGATCCTGACGGTAAGCCGCCTTGTGTCGCATTTAATGGCGCAAGGTCTTTTCCGTTTCCATTGGCTAAAGCATTAACTGCTGGCGTGCCCATCTCTGAGGCCGATTTTTCTGATCTGCTGGCTGCGTCTGCTAAGACTTCAGACCAAACAGCATCATAAAAAGCCCGCTGTTCTGTCTCAATGCGTGCAATGTTTTTCAAATCTTCAGGGCTTAGATCGGCCTTGCCATTGTATGATCGCAATTCTTCATAGAATTTATGCCCAGCCCCCTCTTTGGCCTCATACATTTTTCTTACGTTCACTTGCATTTCTGCAATGTGGCCATTTACGTTTACGTTTGTAAATACATCTCTGTATCCACCCAAACTTGGCTGGCCTTCTTCCAGCAAAAACCTCTGCTTTCCTGATAGAGCATAACGCTGCTTAACCGTTTCAAATGCAGGTGCTGCATCTTCCAACCTGTCAACAATGATGGTGCCGCGCAGCAAATCTTTAATGTCATCGGCTTTTCCATTTTTCTCGCCAATGATTTTTTCAACGGCACGCGCTGCGCCTTTGAGCGGTGCAAGTTTTACCTCTGCCTTAATTCCCATGGCATCAAGGTCTTTAACAATTCCGGTGGCGATTTCGTCAAATACTGGCTTGGCTTCCTCTGCCTGCTTGTAAAGCGCAGCCAATACGCCTTGCTGATCTGGCGCAAGATTTGCTAACTGCGGGCGCTCGGCTATGGAAGCAGCTAGGGCTTTTCCTTCAAGGGGGGCTGGGATTGCTCTGGCGGCTCCATCTCCATTGCCTGCTGCATTGCCTGTTGGAACAGTGCTTGCGCCTGCGGGTTTTTCCACGCGCGCGGAAAAAATATCGCTACGTCCAGCGGCTGCTGGGTCAATTGCTGTTTCTTGGCCTTTGGCACGCGCTGCCTCCACGATCTGCGCCGGTCGGGTCTTGTCTGCCTCGCCAAACAGGCCGGGGCCGGCTTCAACCTTTCTAGCTTCTTGGGCGTAGTAATTCAAGGTGCGGGCCAGTTTTTCCTGCCCGACGCGCTGCTTTAGATTGTCGCCGGCAAGCATCCAGCGCAACAATGTTTCGGCCTCTGGCGTAACGCCGCTACCTTTGAAAATGTCGGTTTGGTTAACAAAGTCGGTGACTGGCCTGCCTTCTGCCCGGGCGCGGTCGATCAGCGCAATGGCTTCTTTCAATGGCTCCGTCACGTCAAACTGTGGCGGCACTGATCCATCCCGCACGGCCGCGCGCAGCTTATTCCATGCCGGCGCTGCATCCAGCAAGGCATTGCCAATGGCCTTGATGTTGGTTTCTGTGCTTTCAAGGATATTCTGCACCACCTCGGGGCTGTCATATGCCTTGGCGATCATGGCGCCCTGCACGCGGCGCAAGCCTTCTTGCGATAGCGTGCCATCAGGTGCGACCAACTGGCCAAGCTCATTTTGCGTGGCAATGCTCTGCAGTGCCTTGCGCACAAAGTCACGGTTTACTGCCTTGGTCAAATCACCATCAACGGCAAGATCAAGGATATGATCTGGCAGTGCTTTGGCGTCGGCAATGGCCTTTTCTGTGGCGCTCATGCCAAGCACGCTGCTGGTGTTGGCTTCGCGTGTGAAAGCCTGCAACTGCTCGGGCGTCATGTTGCTGCGGTTGATGCGCACCAGCACAGGCTGTTCAATGCCAGTGAGGTCAAAGCCCTGCTGTGTTAGATAGTCACGATATGCCTGCGCTGTGGCGCCGTTTTCTCCATAGGCGCGGCGCAATGCAATGCTGCGGGCATTACCGCTTTGCACTACAAGGTCAGGGCCAACAATAGGCGCGCCGCCAGATGCGTCGCTGCTCTTGCCAAGTAGTTCAGGCCGGAAACGCTCGGGGTTGATGATGCTTTTAATCTGCAGTTCTGTCGCGCCGCGGCTTCGGTCACGCGGCTGCAGTTCCTGCGGATATGCTGGGTTTGGCCGTAGATCGTCGGTGTTTGACGTTATCAGCTTGCGGGCATCCACAACTGCATAATCAACCGGCACTTTGCGGCCTGTTGGTGTGATCGCGCTATCAGCGCCAAGCATATTGGCACCTGCCGGGGCCGATCCCTCAACACGCGCAAGCGGCTGCTCTGGCGCCTGCTGGGCGGCGTCCTTGGCAATGTTGCCAATGATGTTGTTTTGATCCGATATTGGCTTGCCGGCTTCGATCTGCTGCTTGATTTCTTGCTGAATGTTCAAAAGCCAGTCGCTTATGCGCTGCTCAAAAACATTGCGCTGCTTGATGATGCGCGGCTTATCATAAACGCGCATCATATATGATAGTGCAACCTCTGTTGTCACGTCCTCCGGCAACTGGCCGTTCTGGATCGCTCTTTCTTTCAATGGATCAAAAATGTTTTCTCGAAGTGACTTCGCCGCCGCAGCTACATAGGGGTTTGCGTGGGTGTCGTTATTGAGCATAGCCATATATACTTCTTGTTTATATTGGCTGTATGTAAAATCATTGATGTTCTGTCGGGTTAACTGCTTGTAGGTATCCTGCGCGCCAATGCGTGCCACGTCGCCAAAGCGGCGCTCACGGCCCAAGCGGGCAAGGGTAAATTGGTTGTCCAAGTCCTGCAATGCCTGAGCCAGCGGTGCCTGCCAACGCTTAATCTGCGTTTCAACGGCCTGCGGGCTGGCAATGCCAACCGTGTTTCCCTTGGTGATAAAGGGCGTTTCTGCAAGTTCTCCGCTCAATTGGCGCACAATCAGGCTATCAGATGCGCGCGTGCGGGCCAGCGGGTTGCCAACAATAACCTCGCTCTCATTCAGCTTGTTGAGATAGTCGGCGCCCCAACCTGATTTCAGGCTTTCTTGCTCCATTGTGGTTGCGCGTGTGGCCATGGCGCCTGTGGTGCTTGGGCCTTCTGCAATGGCATCGCTACGGGTAAAGGCATGCTCTGCCGCGCGCACATAGCTGTCCAGATCAGTGCCAACGCGGCCGGTTCTGGCGCCAAGAAACTTTGACAGTCCAGCCGCAACAGTGCCAATGCCGGCGCCAAATCCGGTTGAAAGCGCAATGTTTGCTGCCGATTGCTCAAGCGTGCGGGTTGGGTCAGTCGCCTGCAAAGCACCTTCAACCAATGCTGCGCCGCCAAAGCCAGTGATCGCGCCGGCCGCTCCCATACGCAGCAACGGGTTGGCAATTCGGCTGGTGATTGATGCAGCGCCGCCCATAGGCACAAACATAAGCGGTTCTGTGGCAATGGTTGTGGCAAGGCCAGCCAGCCCACCGCGTGCCACCGTGTCCTGATTTTGCAGGCGCCGGTCAATGCTGCGCTTGATCAGGTCGGTTTCATACCGGCTGCCACTGCGTGCAAAGGCGTCGGCAAATTGTTCGTAGCCTGAAATATCATTAAACGGGTCATAGTTCGGATCATCAAGCCGGTTTGTGTCAGGCAGGCTGCGCTGCCATGACAAGGCCGTGCTTTCAGCAAGGCTGCCAATGCTGCTGCTTTCTGCGCTGGCTTTAAAAAGCTCCGTCCATGTCGGGCTTGGCGCCTGTGCTTCGGGTGCCTGCTGGGGCAAAAGCCCGCCGCGCTGCTCGTCATCGTTTAAAAAGGTCATCTGATAGCCCTCAACAACGCCGCCGTTTCTTCTGTCGTGTTAATTGTGTTCTGGCCTGCCGCCCTCTGCCGTGCCTCATTCAACATTCTCTGGCGTGCTTCTTCTTGCCGTTTAGCTTCCGCGCTTGTGCGCCATTCTGGCTGATAAAGCAGCGGCTTGCCAGTGCTATCTGTCATTATCCTCACAACGCCATTTTCATCAGTGTGCGTGATGGTGTATTGCGGCAGTCCATTGGCTGCAGCAAACCCGTATGGTGTCATGCGCAGGCTTTTGGCAAAGCCATCGCTGTAAAGCGCATTCTCGGTAAGTTTCTGCACAAGCTGTTCCCTGATCCAGCCGGCATTGGCGGCAACGCTCATGCTGGGCTGGCCAAAGAATTTCTCGGGCGCAAACTTCACATATTCCGCTGTGCCGTTCACTTGGCTTTCGCCATAAACGCGCTGCATCATGTCATATGCAGTTTTGCGTGCTGCATCAAGGTTGCCTGTCATCAAGTAAGCCTGCTGAGTAGCCTGATCAAAGTCAGCGGCCATCTGATTGCTGGCAATCGGGTCTTTATCCCACCAGTAACGCGGCATCTGCGATTGCAACCAAGCGCGATTGTTGCCAAGGCTGCTGGCTGTGGTGAAAGTGTTTTCTGCCTTTATGTCAACATTGTATTGATCCATAAGGCCGGCTTTTTCATTGGGCGCCATTTTGTCAACAGCCATGGCGCTCTGGCTTGCCTGCTCTGGTGGCATTCCAAGGCTGGTGTAAAGCGCAATGCTGTTGGCAAGGGCAATGTCCTTGTCTGCAAAATCATTGATCAATTGCGGATTGGATTGGCGCAGGCGCTGCACCATGTCTGCTGCCAGCACGCGCTGCTGCACATTTCCACCGCGCAGCATGCCGCGCACCATGCCCTGCATTGGTTCAGGCACAATGCCTTTATCAACGGCATAATTGATTGATTTCTGCACCACTTCTTCAGGCTGCAAATCGGCCCACATTTTGGCCTGTTCGCTGTAATGGTAGTTTAACGCTTTTCGATCATCGGCGTTGGCAGGGTCAAGCAATGGTGCTGTCTGGCCGGCATTATCAACGCGGGCAATCATGGCCTGCTTTTGGTCTGTCTGCTTCAACTGTTCATCAATGGCCAGTGTGTAGCGTGTGCGCTGCACCGGATTGATCAAGCCGCCTCTGTAAGCCTGTTCAATATCGGTATATGTTTTTTCGCCACGGCTTAGGCCAATTTCAAAGTCAGATGCAAAGCGGGCAAGCTGATCATTGCGCGCCTGCTCGGCTTCCTGTTGGCGCTGGCGCTGCGTCTGTGATGCTGTGCGCCACACTGCAAAGGCTTCGCTTGGGTCAAGGTTTGCAAGGATCGGGTCGGTGTTTTTGCCGCCACCGCCCTGAAAGCTGTTTATACGGTTCAGCCAAGCGTCAAGATACTGCGCCTTGCTGGGGTCTGCCGCCGCCGTTTCACGATAGCGCGCTGCTCGATCAGCCAGCATTTTCTGCGGGTCGCCGCCAGTGCGGGCAATCATGTCTTTGGCATATCCAACGCCCTGATTAACCGCTGCATCAAAGGCAATTGCCTGCGCGCTTGGCGGCAATAGGTCTGCGCCAATAGCATCCCAATATCGAGTTTTGTAAAGATCAACGGCCTGCTGCTGGGTCAGGTTTTTAACATCAACGTCAGGGTTGGCGGTGCGGTTAATGCCAAAGTTTGTTTCACCTGCGCCGGCATCATTGGCAACATAACCGCCCTCTTTCTGCAGAACAGCCTGCACATTGGCATCAAATCCAACCGGGCCGCTGGGCATGCCGTAATGCTCCTGCATGCGGCGTTCAACCTCGCCGGGGTTCGTCATGGCAAGGGTTATTAGCTGCTCCCTGCTGGCGTCCTTGATCCAGTTTTGTGTGAGTTCAACCGCCTTTGTCTGGTCAATCCAGCCGGCTGACGCATAGTCCATGACGGTTTTGCGCAGGCTTTCAGTGATCGCCTGCTGCTGTAACTCATTGCCGGCCATCCCGTATTGCTTGGCGCTGTCGCTCATGAGTGTGGTTAGGTTGGCAATAGCCTTGTCCTGTTCTCCACGGCGCGCCGCCCGGGCAATGTCTAGTTCATTGCCAAAGCTCATTTTCTGAAAATCAGGCTGGAAAAGATCGCGCACGTCTTGGTCAAGACCGGCGCCAATCTGGCCATAAATCTTTTGCGCTTCTACGCGGTAACGGTCGCGCTGTGTGGCAAAATCCTGATCTTTCTCAAACTGCAGGCGCAGGTCGCCCAAGCGCCGCATGGCTTCCGTTTGCGCACCAGCCAATGCACTGGCTTTTCGCGCCCGGGCCAGCTTATCTTCAATCTGTGCGCCTGCATTGGCAATGGTTTCGCCGGCACGCGCCGCTGCAAGAGCGCCGCTGGCTGCACCATTCACGTCCATCATGGCATTTGCCCGGGCATTTCCAACATCGGTGCGGGCGTTAAATGTGGGGATTTGCGGCATTTAGTAGCCTCCATTCCAGCGGATTGTGCCACCACCGCTTAATCTGGTTGTTGCTTTCATGGGGCTTGGCCCCAAGCCGCTTGCGGCCTGCCCGCCGCTGCCACCAAATTTGCCGGCAAAGCTGCTTGCGCCGCTTAAAAGCGTGCCAAATGCGCCTGTAATGGCATTGCGTTTGGCAATCTTGCCCTGCTGACGCTCCATAAAGGCTTGGCTGTTCAAGCCCTTTGCCTCTTGTTCGCCCTGATAGCGGGTAAGTGCCGCGTCAAGTTCGGCCTCGCTGGCCAGATCAGAAAGCACGGCCATGGGGCTGCCGCTGTTGATCTGCACGCCGCTGGCGCCATAGGCCGCAATTGCGCTGCTCCGCTCTTTCATAAGCTGGCGCTTGCGCAGTGTGGCTTCCGTGTTTGAGTTAAGCACAGTTTGCTTGGCCTGATTTTCAAGCACTGTTGCATTATAGTTGGCGGCTTTCTGTGCGTTCACGCCGGCCTGAATTTGGCCGATTGCGCTTATTGCTGTGCCACCGATTGAGGCGATTGCCGCCAGTGTTTCTAAGCCGCTCATGGTGCATTCCTCACGCGGTTATAACATACAGAAAAAAATCGCTGCCGTCTGGCCCATATTTACGCAATTTTGCTTCCTGTGTGAAGCCAAGGCGATCAGCCCACCTGATTGCCTGCTGGTGATCGGCGGCAACGGTGATTTCAAACCTGTGCAGACCAAGCCCGTTCATGAGTGATGCAATGCTGCAAATCAGTCTGCGCGTAATATCTGGCCAAGCCCTGCGCGGCATAGAGTTGCTGATATAGGCCCAGCCTTGCCCTCGCCCGGGCCATGGTGTAACCATGCCGAAAATACCGCAAATAACCCCATCGCAAAGCACTGTAAAGGTTATTTCGTCCTCAAGTGCCTTGATCTCTGCCGGTGAAAGCGTCGGGTGGTGCTTTGCCTGATCCGGCTGCAACTGAAAAAATTGCAGGTCATTTGCCAGAAAAGGCCGCACGATTATGTCAGGTTGTCCGATCATGCGCTTGTCGTCAGTCCTTGAACGAGTGAAAGAATTGTGAATGGTGAAGGGTCAGTGCCTTGCAATTCAAGCTGTCCGTCAGTAGTCCAGCCCATTTGCGGGGTGATCTTTTTAAAGCCACTGAAAAGCGGCACCATGTCCGTCATCAAGTCGGTTGGCTTGCGGAATGGAACAGGGTTGTAAGATTTGCCACCGCTGCCGCGTATGGAAACGCCAAGTGTGTTGTAAAGCAGCATGCTGACTTCATATGTGCGCTTTTGCTGGCCTTGGGCTGTTCCCATGGCTGCGCCTGCCTCTGGCCGCAATGTTTTCATATACCATGGGCAGGCAAGACCAATTGCCGCAATGCTGGCTGCCGGCGCCTGAATGGTTACGCTGCCGCCAGTAACTGTTTGCTCTGGCCGCACTGATCCATCGGCCCAAATTTGCACCTTCTGCCCTTCAAGGTGGCCAAGGCCGCTGAATGTAAGCGTTTCTGTGCCAAGGCTCCAATCGCCACTGCTGGCAGAAATGGTTGATGACAGATCACGCTGAATGTCTGCAGTAACTTGTGTGCCGCTGGTGTAGCCAACAATCTTTGCCCTGCCACCATTCATGCGGATAATCTTGCCAACATCGCCAAGAACAAAAACGCTGGCGCTGGCGGTAAACACAATTCCTGTGCCGGTTTCTGCGGCTGGCGTCAGGATCGCGTCAGGCGTCGCTGGCAGATACTGCAAAGCTGCATCCATAAAAACTGCATCTTCTTGGCCATTGGTCATAAGTGCAGGGTTAAATGTGTCGGTTACATATTCGATATAACGCTTTGTGCTGCCATTGATGGTGCGCTTTACCAAAAGCCAAAGGTCGTTTTGTTTCCCGTCCGGGCTGGGGATCACGCCAAGGCTTTCAACAACGGCATTGCCGCCCTGATAGCTGCCGCCAATCTTGTGCAGGTGGAATGCAACAACGTCTTGGCTGCGGTCATAGGTCATGCCCACAAGCAAACCGTCCTTGCGGCGTAGCCAGTTGATGCTGTCAGGTTCTTCCTGCAAAGCCTGTTCGGTGATGCCGTCGCCTGTAATATGCTCTGAAAGCAGGGTCATATCGGGCGATTGATAACCGTCAATGTTCAGATCATAGGCCATTTCACGGATTTTTCTGCCGCTTCGCTGAACAAATAGCACAACATGGCCTGCGCGGATTGCTGGCACGTTTCGCGCGCTGCCGTGCGTGGTCTGGCGTTTTACCGAAACATTGGTTGGCGTGATTGCGCCATTGCTGTTTGATGGGCCAAGGGCAAATTCGCCAGATGTTGTGCCGATCAGCAACGCATTGCCGGCTGTCATCCAGTTGATCGTGTTCACGCGGTCATCTGAAATTGTCAGGGTGATTGCGTCATCATCAGCAATGGTGCCGTTACCTTCGCCCGGGGTGTGATCTTCATACCCACCAACGGTGCTGCCCCAAAGGGTCTGCGGCTGACTGCTGTTTCCACCAAGCCAAAGGCGTTCTTGGTAAAATGCCCCCGACATTGGCCAACCGCGGTAATCGCTAAAAGCACTTTCCTGCCAGTATGACGTAGCACTTGTGCATCCATTTGGCAGGCGGTTTATGACTGTTGCCGTCACCTGCGTGCTGCTGGTGTAGCCTGTAACCTTCACATATCCAGCGCCATCATGCAGAAATTGCCAGCTTATGCCGCCATCACTGACAGTTCCCTGCGTGTGCGTGGGTGCCACGTTGCCGGTTGTGCCTGTGGTCGTGTTGCTGTAAACGCGGCCATTCCAGCGGCGCAAGTTGCCGGTGGTGCCAATGGCCTGCCCATTTACCCAAGGTGCCTCTGGCGGCGTTCCCTGTGGGTCTTTGAGCCTGAAATAAGCACCAACATGCTGAGAGGTGAAAAGCGCGGCGCTGGCTGTAAGGGTGATGCCTGCGCCTGTGATCGCGCTGGCCGTCAGGGTAATGGCGCTGCTGTTCAGTTCCCGCCATGGGCCATTGATAAAATCAACCGTGCTGATACTGAAAGCGGTAAGGCTGGTGCGTGTCAGTTTGCGCGGCGCATAGCTTGGGTGAAAAATATAAAGCACGTCTGCTGACTGGCAGAAAGTAAGCTGTGAAAGATCAGCCTCAAGATATGGCGTTGCCACCTCAACAGGCGTGCCGCTCACAAGCTGAGTTCGGTTACGGTAAAACCGGATATACTGATTGCCGATTTCCAGAATGTAGGCTTGCAGCGTTGAATACTCAAAAGGCCATAGCCTTATTGCCTTGTTGCTGTCTTTGCCCTCTGCCACCCAATATGTGCCGGGGCGTCGTGTTGCGCCACCATGCACCATTGTGAGGATATTATAACCAGCTTCAAAGCCATTGGCATATTTTGCAACATCAACGCGGCCAAGCAGGCGCGGTGATAGAATGCCGGCCGTGAAATTGGTTTGATTGTAGTTTTGCTGGGGCATTTAGCGGCGCGCTCCTGTCCATGCGCTAACCTCAACCACCTGCGCTGTGCGCTGACGGCTGCTCAATGTTCTGGCGGTAACGGTGCGATCCTTGAAATTGGCTTCCATCTGGTCGCGTAGTGTCTTGCTTTGGGTAAGCGGAACGGCCATTTCCATGGCCAGCTTGTAGGCCAATGCCTCAACCATGGCTGCATCAAATTCACCCGGGTTTGTCACCTTGCCATTGCCTGAAACAAAGATTGGGCTGCCGTGATCTGTAACGATCTTGCTGCGCTCAACCTTCCAGTCATAGCTTTCCTGATCCTGCATTTCAAAAACGGCAACACAGTCGGCCGGCTTGGTGTATTGGTAGGCAAATCCCCATATTGGCGCGTCTGCATCTGCAGCAATTTCCCACCGCTGCTGCGCGCATGACCATGGGTGTGAAGCAAGCGTGTGTTCAACGCATGTGTCCCAAATTGCTTTGGCAAGCTGGGCGGCAACGCTGTCCTCGTCAATATCCGTGATGGTGGTTGTAAATCCCAGCGCAATCAGGGCGCGGTTGATGATCTGCACTTTGCTGGCCATGCTTCCCCCTATAGGCAAAGGGCGGCAGGTTTCCCCGCCGCCCCATTATTGTCTGCTTTGGGCGGTTTAGTCCAGCCCGTAGAGCATCATCACGCGGAAATTGCCGCTTGATGGCAGGGCCGCAACTGCGACGGTGCCAAGCACGGTTTCTTCCGTGGTGTTGACTTCGCCCATTGCTGCGGCGTTGCCAAACAGCGTGGGCGTGTTTGCGCTGGTAAATGTCGCAGCGGTGCGGTATTTGCCGGTGCTGCCAGAAATACCGATTGCCAGCGTGGCAGATGCGCCAAGCGTAGCTGACGCATTGATGATGCCAACATAAGGCACTGCACCAACAGGCAGGCGGGCAATGCGAATATCATCACCGGCTGCCTGTGAGTTCATCACTACGTTTTCATTGAACATGCGGATGCGGGCGCCAACGTGGCGAACATCGGGAAGGTTCTGCGGGCTGGCCAAAATCTGCGCCATACGGGTGCCATTGGTAGTTGCCATTTTACATTCTCCTTGGGTTTAACTGTTGGTCTGTTTGGTTAACCCCGGCATATTTCTATGCCGGGGCAATCACTGCTGGCCTTAGCTTTCGAGGCACTTCACCTCAACCACCTTGGCTTCTTCAAGACGGGCGCCGCAAATGCTCATTTGGAAATAAGCATACATGCTGAAACGCTTGTCTGCGCGCTCGGTGATGCGGCTTACAACGTCGCTGCCAATACCCAGCGCAAGGCCGTTCTTGGCAAAGAAGATGCAACGGCGGTAACCGCTGCCGTCAGTAAGCAGGCGCTCTGAGCGGATAAACTTGAAGCCGCCAAAGGTGTCCACCTTGCCTTCAACCAGTGCCTTTACATTGTTGTAATCGGCGCTGGTCACTTCGGTGGTGGCCAGAAGGTTGGCAATCTGCTTGCTGCCAACAATCGCATAGCGTTCCTCGTCCGGGTCAACATCGTTGCCGTCAAGGATTTGCTTGGCCTCAATGATCTTGGAAACGGTCAGGCCGGCGTTGCCGCTGCCGCTGCCGTATTTCCAAGAGTTAACCGCCACCTGATTGCTGGCCGGGAAGGAAACAGTCGTGCTGCCATCTTCACCAGTCTGCATGTCGGCAAAGGCTGCGGCAATGATTTCGTCATCCATTGCGCGGCCCATGGCGGCTGCGTGTGCCATGGCATAGCTGTTGGTGGGGTCGATCAGGGTTTTAACCTTGTCGAGCCGGTCGATCAGATCGCCGGTGTCGTAGTCCACAAGGTTGAGCTTGCGGCGGCGGTGCGGCGTGCTGTTCAGCGGGCTGTCGCCGTGGCGGTTCGTGATGCGCTGGGCGGTCACGCTGCCAACCTGATCAATGTAGGCGCTCTTGCCTTCGATCTGCTCAACGTAAACTGCGCTGCGCAGGCGGCTTCCCTTCTGCTGGGAAAGCATCAAGACGTTATCGCCGTACTGCTGGGAAAATGCGGTGGTGATTTCAAAAGACATAGTTATCCTCTAGGGTTCGTTGAGTTGGGTTCAACGGCCTTGAGGTTCCCCGATTTTTCGCGCTTATCCTTGCGGGGCGCTACGTTTCGGGCTTCATGCCTTGGCAATATGGCTTGCCCTGCCAGTTGCGTTGTATGACGGGCTGCTTTCGCAGTTCCCCGTCACGCAACTGTGGTTAATCTGCCACCTGTTTGTGTGGCCGTCAAGCCTTCTTCGGCTGCGGGTGCATTGCCGCGTAAAGGTCTGTGATCGTTTTAACAGCACCAGCATGGCCGGGGTTATCCCGATCTGTGTATGCCTTGTAAAAGTTCGGATCGGCCATCTTGCTGCTGATCTCGGCTTTTGCCTGTGCCGGCGTGAGGGCGCCAGTAATGCTTGTGCCTCCCTTGTCAAAGTGCAGGTCGGCTTCGGCCATGCCCTGCCCCATGTTGGCCAGCCCCTTCACAAACCAGTCCTGATTGTGCAGTCCAAGCTGCTTGATCATTTCCACATTATCGCCAAAGGCTTTTTCAAGCACGGTTTCGGCAATGGCAAAGTTTTCGTCAAACTTCAATCCCCATTCCCGGCGCAGGTTTGCTTCGCTGGCTTTGGCCGTTTCCTGTGCCTTGCCGGCTGCTTGACTGAAAAGCCCCTGCTCAATTTCGACATATTTGCCAAGGATCGTTTCGGCCTGCTTCTGGCTCAAGCCAGCTTCATGGAAAATGCCAACCATGGATTTCTGAAATTCAGCATCCCATGGCATACCTTCGGGAATTTTCACATTGTCAAAATTGTATCCATTGGCGTCATCTGGCCGGCCAAGGCGTTTAAGAACATCGGCCATGCCTTTTTCGTCGCCCTCTGCAGGCCATAGCACCATGCGGTTAGGGTCTTGATTGCCGGTAAAGCGCAGGGCGTGTTTGTAGCTGCGGGCCAGCGCGTCAATGCTCTTGAAGTCCTTAAAGGCAGGATCGGCGCGCAGTTCAGCCGGTAGCATTTCAATGAGATTTTGCGGCAATGCTGCGCCACCTGCAGGCGCGGCTGCTCCTGCTGCGGCCGGGTTCTGCTGCTCTCCACCTTGAGCGCCAGCGGCGCCATGATCTGTTTCAGTCGTCATTTGCTAAATACCTCGCTTGTGTCGTTGGCCATCATTGCCTTTATCAAGGCTTCCTCGTCCGGCCCAACTTTTGCCAGATTGAGGATTTCTAAGGAAAGCCGGCGTTGGCCTTCCTTGAAACTTGTAAGGTGCGGGTCGCCTGCGGTGTAGGTGCTTTGGTCAATATGGCCACGGCGCAAAATATCTGCCAGCACAAGTTGCCCCTGATCACCAGAAAAAACCGTGTAATAAGCCTGCCGCAAAACGTATTCATCACGCGCACGATCAGCCGGCTTGCGCTTCATCCATTCGCGCATTGTTCGGTAAATGTTAGCCATTATGCACCAGCCTGTGCTTTCTGGATTGTGTCGATCGCCTGCGCGCCATCTTTGGCTGCGGCTGCTGCCTGCTGTGCCATGGCTGTTTCTGCCTGTGCCTGCTGGGCCTGCTGCTGCTGTTCCAGCTTCTGCTGGGCCTCGTCATCGGTAGCAATGACATTGAGAGGCGCACCAGAAAGAATGCCGATTTGCCGCAATGCTTCGCCGCTCTTGGCATAGGCCAGCACGCTTTGATCAATCTGCGCCAGTTGGCCCATAAAGCCATAAGTCTGCATGATGCCTTCAAGCTCGCCGCTGCGCTGTGCTTGGCTGATCGGTGACTGATAAACAACCTTGATCTGCTTACCCTGCAGGCTTTCAGGCGGTTTCGGGAAAAGCCCTTCATCCATCATTATGTTAAATGTGCGGTCGATCATCGGCCCAAGCAGTTCAGACTGCATGCGGCCAAGCATCGGGGAAAGCAGGCGCATAATGTCATTGCGGCGCTGCAGCACTTCTGTTGCCGTCATATCCGGGCGCTGCGGCAGGCGCAACCAGTCAACAAAAAATGCTGATCTGATACGCTCACGCACGCCTTGCATCATTTCTTCGCCAAAGTCAGGGCGGGCGCCAGTTTCAATTGGCTGAATGCGATCATCTGGCCCAAGCCGGCCGGTGCGGTAATAGTTCAGTGCATTGGGCGCCCATGAGATAGGGGTTAAAAATCCCTCGTCAGGCACCTGCAACGGCGGGCGCACTGAAAGCTGGCCAGCCTCAATCGTTGTTTGCATCATGGCCTGCAGCATCTTCACATCTGGAAGGGCAACATAACCCTGCCCCATGCCGTAAAGATCGCCGCTTTGCTTTTTCCAGCGCGGCACATGATAGGGAAATTCCTGATAGCCGCTTTCCTCAAGCACATGCTCACTGTCAATTTCAATATAAAAACTGGCAAATGGCATGTCTTTGTTGCTGGTCTGCGATTTGCGCGGATCATAGACATTGCGGGGGAAAACAGCGTGCAACACCTTCACAATCTTGTGCGGGTCTTTCTGGTAATCATCGCGTGTTTTCTTGCTCACGCGGTCAATGCCGAAAGTCTCGATAAGCTGCGAAACTGTAACATCATCGCGGCAACGGTAAAGGGTGTTTACCTTCCCGTCTGCGCCTTCTTCAATGTAAATCTGGCTTAGGCTTACTGCCTGAAAGCGGCATGGCACGGCACTGCCGCGTGCGCGCCGCTGGAAAAGCGCAGTTGTGCCAAGCAAGGTTGTTTCAAGATAAACCTCATGCGCGGCGCTGCCAAAGTTGCTGGCCGGGTTGTTGTAAGCTCGGGCCAGCATCATGCGGCCGGCAATGTCAAGCCAGCGCGTTGCTTCATCATCTGGCGTGTCGTCGTCCTCAAGGCCAAGGGTAAACCACTTGATTGCCTCGCCGGTCAACATGCCATGCAAGCCGCCTGAAAGTTCCTCATGCGCCTGCCCGCCACTGTTATCAAGGATAAGTCCGTTGCGGTTTTCGCCCGGGCTGTGCGTCTTGGTAAAGGATCGCGTCGGCATGATATAATCGCAAATGTCCTGCCAAAGCGTTTCATATGGCTGCCGCTTTGTCTTTGCCTGCTCATATCGGTTGATGATCGTTTTAATATCCATGCTGATCACCTTATGCAGTTATGTTTTGGAGTTGAGATGGTGTTTTTCTTTCATTATAAAATCTAATTGCCTCAACATAGCCATTAAGCGCCCTGATACCGTCATAACGGTTGCCAATGTCAAGGCGTGTTAATCCTGTAGGCAATACAACAGTTGTATCCTGCGCGCTCAAGTTTCCGTTTGCGCAGGTCTGGCCATCGTTGCTGGCGTAAGCCATGGCGTGCTTTAGGCGCCCCGATGTGTAGGTGTAAACGTCTGCTTGCATTTCATTCGAGCTGACCTGACGAATTTCACCGCGCGTTATCAGCGTACTGAGCATCATCAGCGCGTGATAGTTCGCAGTAGTCATATCGGTAAGCGAGCAATACCAGTATGACAGTGTGTTGTTGGTCGCAATTTTGTTGAGCTGCGCGAAGAACGTGCCTTGCGTCTGTGTCCACCAGCTTAACGAAGTGGTGTAGCACAGATCGGTGGCGCGCGTGACGTTAGCGTTGGTGGTCGGAATGTAGCTAGTAAGAAAACCACCTAGCTCGGACTGCAAGCCATAGAACAGCAGGGTTTCAGTGCCTGCCATGGTCAAACTGGGCGCGCGGCCTTCGCTGCCGGTCTGCAGGAAAAACAGCGCCACCGGTGCGCCAGACGCGGCGGCGGCGGTGTAAACCATCCAGATGCGATACCAGCCATTTGCCATCGGGATGATGCCAGAGAGTGTGGCACCGCTTGAGCCGGTTATGCTTCCATCACCACTAAGCAAGAAGTTTACATACGCGGTTGATACAGCCGAGCCGACACAAATCTGCACGCGGTTAGAAGTTCCAGCCTTTACGAATGCCGATACGGTGTAAGCCGCTGCTGAATGGGTTTGCGATACCGCGTTCGTCAGGCCGTGCGTGGTCGTGCCTGCGTCGCTTGTCATCTGCACCGCCGAGCCTGCTACATTGTCCGGGCCGGTGTAAATGCCACCTTGGAACGTCGAGCCAATAGTTGAGATTGAGCTGTTTTGCAGGATATTGGTGCGGGCTTCTTCAATTAAAAGCCCATTTTCTGCACTTATCCTTGGCGCACCGCTTGCAAATGAAGTAAGAACACCATTGATTATATCAGTTCCAACAGATGCGCGTGAAAATGTTAATCCAGCCGGAAGTGCTGATTGCTTAAAAAGCAAATCAAGCACAAGTGTTGGATCGTTGGCAGCTAGCATTGCCCTGCATGGGGTGATCGCTGCACCAACAAACATTAGTAACCCCCGACCACACCAGAAGTCGAAGCGGCTCCAGTTGCATTGATGCGCTTGCATCGCATTGGGTGCGGTACACCAGCGGACAAATAAACAGGCACTGCATCGCCGGCCGGTGTGATTACAGTGTAATAACCAGAAGTGGCCACATAAATGCAGCGGTAAACATCTGCAAAATCTGTGCTATCACTTAGCGTTAATGCAACAAGGCGTGAAAGAGGGCCAGTCGGCCCCATGTTCATGTTAGCGTATGGGTCGGCCATGTTTAACCTCCAAGCAGGGTTTTGCCGCGGCTCACTGCAGCGGTTGAAAGCTGGGCGTCACCAACACCAGAAAGAAGCGTTGATGATCGGCCTTGCCGCTTGCGCAGCTTATCCTGAGAATTTGCTGCCTCCTGAATGGCTGCATCCTCTTTCATGGGGGTTGGAGTTACGGGTTGAACGGCAGGCGTCTTGACCTTGCCACCAATAAGGCTTCCCATTAGCTAACCCTCCGCAACCATGCTTTGCCGTTGTTTACCTCTGACTGCACAACCGCTGGCAATACGGTCAAGCTGCCTGCTGCTACGGTCTGCACAACATAGTCACGGCTGTTCAGCGGGCTGCCGCCAATGCGCACTGCATCGCCAACGGCAACGCCGCGATTGACGAAGTTGTTGCCGCTGTCGGTAATGGTGTTGCTGGCAGTAAAAGCAAGGGTGCCAACCACGCTTCCCATCAGTTCACTGTGGTTTTCGCGTGACAGGTTGCCATCTTCGTTTGCTGCTGCGCCTTGGATAATTCGCTGATTGTCGCGCGTGCCGATTGAGCCTGACATGCTGGCTATCTCCTGCCAAAAATATCCCAATCGCTTGCGGCTCTAGTTTGCAACATAACCGACCTACCCGTCAAGCCACTGCCTTGGCGTCCTTCGCCTGACGGCTCAAATTTCATAAAGCCCATGATCAGCGTGCGGAAGCCATCGGCATAATGGCTGCTTTCGTCATGCTTTGGTGTGGGAGCCAGCACCCTTTCCTTTTCCTTCCACTCGCTGCGGTAAAGCCTGAGCATTTCCAACGCACTGCCAAGATTTACGCTATCAAACCAGCACCGGGCCATATACTGCCGCACCTTGTTGATGTCCTTGATCACGTTTTTTGTGCGCGGCACTACGCAAACCCGGCCAATCCTGTTGCCTTCAATGGCACTGGCAACTGTTCCGTCTGCAAGCAGATATTCGTTTTCGCCATCGTGCGGCAAGTAGTGTTCGCCATAGGCATAACCCTGCGATTTCAGCCAACCGATGTAATGCTGAATGCTTTGGCCGCGGTTGGCATAGCAGTTGATAATGCGCGTTTGACCTTGCACGCGCTGGGCGCACCAGATGGTTGTGTGATCGTTCCGGCCCAAATCCCAACCCGTATAAACCAGATAATTTGGATCATATGGCATTGGCTTAATGCGGCCTGTAACCTCTGCATCAACCAGCGTTTTGCCATAATAGGCGCCAATTACTGCAGCGTTAAAATCACATTCAAACTCTTGGGCATAATCTTCCTCTGTAACCTCGGGGTCTGCCTTGATCTCGGCAATTTCCTGCGGCGATAAAATACCGCTTTCGCTGGCGCGCAGCATTTTCCTAAACCAAGCCGGATTGTTGCGGGTGCCTTCCCACATTTTCCAGAAACTGTTTTTGCCGGCTGGCGTGCCGCTCAATAAGCCCCAACCTCGACGATCAGCAAGCATTGGCCTGATAACGCGCGACCAAACACCGGGTGCCCAAAGCTGGTATTCGTCGCCAAAGGCGCCATCAAGATATTTACCACGGATGCTGTCGGCGTTGTCGGCTCCGAAAAGGCCAATCTTGGCGTCATTTTTCAGCTTAACCCAAAGCTCACTTTCGTTTTTGTCGGTGATCAGGTCTTTGCCATAAAACTTGAAATAATCCCAAGCAACCTCTTTGGCCTGTTTCAGATAGGCGTTAACGTAGGCAAAGCGCGGCTCTGGAAGGGTGCAGCAAATCGCCCGGGCCAGCATGTCATTAACACCGCTCACTGTCTTGCCGCTGCGGCGGTGGGCCACAATGATTGCCCACCGGGCTGTGCGTGTGTGAAGATCAATCCATTGCTGGCGCGGGCCATAGGGTATGACGATTTCCCCAAATTCTGGCGTGTTTAACTTCATGCTTCCCCCGAGTGTTGCAGTGAAAGCATAGCCCAAAAGTTAAAGGCCAGAAAGTGGGTTACACCTTCTGGCCAGTTCTGGCGGTTAGCTATCTGCCGAGGCACGCCGCCAGTCGTGTTGTTCCTCTCCGGGTATTACTCGCCTTGGTAGGCTGAAAACATGGTCTGGTAAACGCCGCGCGGGTGCGGTGTCAAACCTTCGCGGATGCAGCGGGCAATAAACTCGCGGCCGTCATCAATCATTTTGGCGGTCGGTTCCCAAGGCATGGTTTTGGGTTCGGGGTCTTTCACCTCAACAGGCTGCTCTGCGGCTGGTGCAGGCTCTGGCGCTGGATCAGCGGCGGGTGCCGGATCAACCGGGGTTTCAGGTGCAAAGTCCGGGGCAGGATCAACTGTTGCGTTTTCTGCAACGGTTGCCTCTGTGGCCTGCGTGTTCACTTCGCTGGGGGTCGGTGCTTCGGTTTCAGTGCTGGTCGTATCGGTCATTTTGCGTTCCTCTCGGCTTGGGTAATGCACCACACGCGCAAACCAACAGGCGTGCTGCGGTAGCAGAATGATGCACCTTTGGCGTTCTTGCAATAGCCATTGATGCTGTTGATTATGTCGGTGACGGTAACATAACCCCAAGCGATCTGCAGGCTTTCGTCTGGCTGCATCAGTCGCCAAGGCCAACGGTTTCTTGTCTTGGCCCTGCCACCTCTGGCTGCCTCTGGCGGTCGTTTTACATGCCTGCTTTGTGGCACGATAGGCACGCCAGTTACCGCCTGCAGCGTCCAGTCCTTGCCGCCAATGTGGCAACGTAATCGCCTCATGCTGCCCCTCCCGGTAAGATCATAGGCATGTCTGGTGACAGGTCTTTCCATATTTCAGAAAGCAACTGGCCATAAGCGTTGAGAAAAACCCACACGGCTGCTTCATCAGGAAAACCCTTTATGCTGACGTTGGCAATGTGGTTTCCGGCTTCGTCGCGTGTATGCTCAAACTTGACGCGGTATTTAATACCGGCCTTTGCGTCTGCATACTCTCGCACTGCAACCTGCCGCTCTGCATTGTGTGTGGTCATTTTTACCCCCAAATAATCCAAGCTATTAAGCACCAAAAAGGAATTGATAGAGCAATCCCATTCACAATTCCCTTTGCTGGCGCAAGCGGGTCATCCTCCATCATACCCCCCTTATCAAAGCAAACAAAACATAGAATGCGGCCCAACCAATTACCATGCCAACGGCATATGCTGCATATTGAATGGCCTTTTTCATGGCTTATTCCTTCTTCTGATCGGTTGATCCAAAGCCGCCAGTGCCGCGCTCTGTTTCGCCAAGTTCGTCTGTCTCGACAAAATCAACGTAGCTGACTGGCACAAGCATGCCCTGCGCAATACGGTCGCCGGCATGCACCTGCATGCTGCTGCCGTCACGATCACACACAAGGCCAATCTGCACCTCGCCGCGGTAATCGCTATCAATCACACCAACGCAATTGACAAGGCGCACGCCCTTCTTGAAGCCATGGCCACTGCGGCTGAAAATAAGCATTGTCCAGCCTTCGGGGATCGCAAAGGAAAGCCCGGTTGGAATATGCGCGCCATGGCCGTCAACGCCCATATCAGCGATGGCGAAGAAGTCAAAGCAGGCGCTGCCGTCTGTGGCATATTCTGGCATGCGTGCATCTTCGCGCAGTTTCTTCACCAGCACCTGCGGCAATTCTGGCAGGTTTTGATCAATGTGTGAAAGCAGGCTTTCCAGATCAGCAACGCGCTTTTCCAGATCGGCTACTGTGTTTTCTTCGCTCATGTTCTTGCTCCTTAATCGCTTCCGCGTGTTTCAAAAAAGCCCTTCAATTGTGGATAATCCAACATGGCTTTGCGGGCAAAATAAGCCTTGTGGTTGTTGTTCAGCTTAAAGTCCACTTCCGTTGTCTCAATGGCGATTTCCCAGCGGATACGCTCAAAGATAGCTGCGGCCGCAAACTTTCTGTAGCCTTTTGCCAACGCCTGCAGTGAAAACCTTATAAACAGCGCATAGACGCGCGGGTTTTCCTGATCGAACAGCGCCGCTGCCTTGGCAATGTCAGTGCCAAAGTAACCGCCTGCAGGTGCTGGCCGGTATGTGAAAAGGTCAGGCGCTGCGGTCTGCATCTGCAATGGCCTTTTCAATTGGCGTCATGCCAATGGCGTTCATGTATGTGTCCATCAGCACTTCTTCTTTCGCTCGATCAGCGGCGCTTTTCTTGCGCAGAGCAATGATTTTGCGGATCACCTTGGTGTTAAAGCCCTGATTTTTGGCATCCTTGAAAATCTCGCTTATGTCCTGCCCAAGCTCCTTGCGCTGCTGCTCAAGGTTTTCCACTCGGTCAATAATGGATTTAAGCGAGTTCCCGCCAACGGTATTTCTGCCAACGGTGTTCATTATTCACCTGCCGGCTGCTCGTCAGGCTTTACAGGGTCGCCGCCAATCATGTCGGAAATTCCTTTCATTGTGGCGTCCAGCACTTCCAATTCAGCGCGCAGCTTTACGGCCTTTGCCTGTTTTGCAAACCACTCGCTGCGCAGTGATTTCTTGGCACGTTCTGAAAGATTAACCTGCATTCTTAAACTCCTTGATGATGTTCCCGCTTTGAACAATTAAGGGCGGGTGCTGCGGGTTAATAGCAACCACCTTTCCGCGGTTCTCTACCAAGCGCCACGGTGTTTTTGTTTGTGGCAAATCAATGCCAATGCGCACTGCCTGCATCATTGCGCACCTTCCTTTCCATATTCTTTGATCAGCGCAACAATTCGCTCTGCCGTCACCCATGCGTTAGGGCATATCTGGTTAAGGCTGCTGCGGCGTTCCTCGTCATGCTGGATTTTAAAGGCAACCTTGTCTGGAGCCTGTTCAAGAGCATCGTCATATGCCTTGCGGCCTTCAAAGCCAACATATGCGCAGCTTGCAAAAGCGTCTGCAGTAACCTGCCTAATTAGTGCATCATCAGGTTCAGCAAACCCGGCTTCTGAAAGCACTGTTTCCAGCTTTTTGGTTTTAAACATGGTTAAACCACCAGTGATGCTTTTATCTTGGTTGTGGTAGCCATAGGCGCCACTGCCAAGAATGCCGGCAACGCACTCTGCTGTTACTGCGTCGGGCGCGTAAAACGTCACGCAATCGCTTGGGTTGATCAGTTCAAAAAGGATAAGGTCGGCCATCATGCACCAACCTTTCCGCGCTGCTTGGCAACGGCATCAGCCCACTTGCGCGCCCAATCCTTGCCGCTCTTTCCAAGGCTGATAATGCCGGCGCTGTTTTCGCCAAGGTAGGCATCAATTGCAGCGGCATCGGCGCAGGCTGTCAGGCCAACTTCCAACTCGTCAAAAAGCATTGCTGCTTTATCAGGGTTTTCGTTTTCCTGCTGCTTGTCGCTCATGCCTCCTTCGTCGGCCTTGATCTCAAAGTGATCTGCAGGCGTTGCATATCCATCCTTGATGCTGTTGGCAATCTTGCCCAAATTGGCAAAGACTGCTGGCGGCATGGTTGCATCTACATTGCGGCCGATCTTTTGCTTGATCGCGTCCTTGCTGACGCCCATGGCCTCAAATGTATCAAGCATTTTCTGAATGCGCTCTGGTGTAATATCAACCTTGGTGGCAAGCGTTTTTTCGCATTGCTCAACCGCGGCCTCTATCACGTCGCCGGGGATCAAGCCCAAGATGCAGTTTCGCATGCGGCGCGCACCTTGGTTGGCAACCATTTCGTAAATCTCGCGCGGGTCGGTTATGTTTTTAATCCGGCCATCTTTCAGCTTGATTGAATGGTTTACCTGAAAAACCTTTGTCTGCCGGGTGTTGCTTTGAACATCCCATGCAAAGGCTTCAACCGTGCTGACGCCTTGGCGCTGGTCAAGCTCACGGATACCAAATTGCAGGTTTCCCCATGCTTGGGCAATTGCCTCTGCCAAGCGTATGCTTGCGCCAGTGACTTCCTGATTGCCCTTTTTGTAGCTGTAAACTGATTTTTCAGCCAGCGTTGGGCGGCAACATGCCATCAGGATATTGTTTGTTGCCTCTGCCTGATCACGCGGGAATTGTTTAGCCAGCATGATCGCGGCTTTTGTTTCGGCAACAGCGCGTTCCTGCTCCTGCCGCTGCACTGCGTTTGTGTTTTCGGCCTCTGCCTTGTCAACCTGCTGGCTGGAAAATGGGCTGGCCACTGTCATTTCATTGCTCATTGCGAATACTCCTTAGCGAACAACAACTTTTTCGTCTTGCCAGATTTTTGCGCCGGCAAGTTCGCGCCCGCCAGCCTGCACATAAGCGCGCAAGGCTTGCATGATAGCATCATCAGTGACAAAGCGGCCAAGCGTTTGCCAATCCAGTTTGCTGCGGTCGTCAATCTCAACAACCCACTGTTTGCGCGCGCTGGTGCTGCCAAGGTCACTGCGCACCTTGCCAAGCTGCTTGTCGTTTGCGGCTTTGGCTTCAAGGCGCGTGGCTGTAGCTTCAACCTTTTGGGCTTCTGCCATTGTCTCATTGGCCATGTCTGTCAGGCCGGCGCGCTCAAGCTGTGCTGCTTCCTGCGCTTTGCGCTCGGCTTCTTCCTGTGCCTTTTTAGCGGCCTCAAGCGCGGCCTTGCGCTCGGCTTCACGCTTGGCCTGCACATAGGCAGTCAGGCGCTTTTCAATGTCCTTGACTGCCAGCGTTGCCGGTTCAGTGATCTTGGCAAAGAAAGCATCAACAGCGCGGCCGGCGTTAAGGTGCGGCTCTTTTTCTTTGGTGCGGCTGTTCTCTGCAGACTTGGCCAGTTCCTTCAACATCTTGGTCAGGCTGGTGCATTTTTCTGCCTGCTCGTCGTCGGCAATCGTTGCCGGCGCGCGCTGTGAAGATGCCAGCAATTCCTGCAGTCTGTTCTGAAGGTTTGTGTAATCACCTGCCACTGGTGGCGGGTTATTGTGTCCAATCATATTCATGTTTTTCCTCGCTTGCTTGCGTTTACATGCTACATTTTTAAACCTTATTTGCTACCTCGTCAACAGGTTAAAAAGATGGTGCTGGGTGTGTCATGGGATCAACAGAAACAATGCCGCCATTGCGTTCATCGTTAATGCGCTGCTGCACTAGGCGGTCATATTCATCTGCCGTTAATACGCGGCCAGCCATGCCGTGCGGGTATTTCATGGCCAGTTCTCTCCATGTGCCACAACGCTGTGTAATCCGGCCATTGATATACATGCGCCAGCGATCTTTATCGCTAAAGCTCCTATGCTGGTCATGGTGGATTTTAACAGCACTCTCAGGCATGTTTTTTGCTGGCTTCATGGCATAGTAACCTGCGGCCGGCGCGCGGTTATAATCTGGCTCAATGATCCAAATGTTTTCGTGTCTCATAGTGTGATCCTCGCTTGCATGAGATTATCACAGTTTCTTTTGAAACTGGAAAACATTGGCGCCGGCTGCTTCCTTCTTATAAAAGCGGCTGTCCACTCGGTAAAAGCTGAAATTGTCGCGGCCGATCACAACGCCAATTTCCATGTTGTTGCCGTTGTTGTCGCGCTTGTCATCAATGGCCGTGCAGATGGCAACCTGATTTCCTTGTGGGAATTTGTAATTGCTCTTGCCGGCTTCGTTTCGCACAACACGGTCGCCAACCTTAAAATCAGGCTTGGCTTCAATAAACTGCTGCAGCGCAGCAACAGCTTCGTCTTTATTTTCGTATTGCTCTCCAGCCATTTCTTTCATGGCCTGCTGGGCAATCATGCGCATAAATCCATCCATATCCATCATCATTTTAAGCCTCCTGTCCGTTGGTTTCTTCCATTGGGCCAATGCCGCAACCGGGGTTGCCGCAAATGCAGATCATGCCACCACGCCGCTGCTTTGGCTTGCGGCCGGCTTTGGCTTCCTTTTCGTTTTCATCTTGGTGCTGCTTCGCAAGCAAATCAATGTCGCCAAGGGCATTGTCAAGCTTGTCCAGCACGCTGCCAACGCTGGGCAACTTTAAGCCAAGCGAAAATTCGCCGCATTCTTCATCGGTCTTGAGGTCTTTAAAGCGTGTGGTCATTTTTCAACTCCATCAAAATCATGTTGCAATCCGTTGTTCTGGTGGTGGATACGGGCCACGGCAAGCAGCACGTCATCTGGCGTGATGCCTGTGGGTTTCCAATGATCAGAAACTGCCTTTAGCACCTTCTTGCCATCGGCTGTAACGTCTGGCTCTGCTTGGCCAGCCTTGTCTTTGCGCGCCTCAATATCCCGGCGCATGGCATTGGCAACTGCAAGGTCAACGCATGCTGCCAGCATGGCGCCATTCACAATGTCGCGCAGGTATTTGTCGCCCTGCAGGGTGCGTGCATCTGCATAGATTTCGTGGGCCATGCCTGCGGCTAGGTTCTGCAGTTCCCAACCTTCGGCAATCGGATAGCGCGCCATGTTCATGGCAATAATGTCGGTTGCGTTCTTCAAGCTCGGGCGCTTGACGCTTACCTTGCGATCAATGCGGCCCTCACGCACAATTGCCGGGTCGAGAATGTCCGGCCGGTTTGTGGCAAGGATCACAATGGCGCTGCTGCTTTCCAACCCGTCCATTTCGGTCAGGAATGATGGCACAATGGTGTTGCTCATTGAAAAGCCCATGCCGCCACGCTTTGCAAGAATGGCCTCGGCCTCGTCAATGAAGATAATGGCAGGATAACCATGCTCCTTTGCGTGCCGGCGCGCGTCCATGAAAATTTCACGCACGGTTTCTTCGCTGGCGCCAACATAGCTGTTGAGGATTTCAGGGGCTTTGACATACAAAAACCCTGTGCGCGCACTTGCTGCGCCGTAAATCTCTGCCAATGCTGTTGCCGCTGCTTTGCCAAGCATGGTTTTACCGCAACCGGGCGGGCCTGATAACAGTATGCCTTTAACCGGGCGCTTTTTATAAAATGCAAAAAGCTCCTTTTCACGGTGCGGCATTTCAATGGCTTCGATCATGTCCTGCTTGGCTTCTTCCAGCCCGCCAATGTCTGACCATTTGACATTGGGAATTTCGGCCGGCGCAAACTGTCCAGCCTCAAGCGGCGGGTAGCCTGTATTCTCAACAATCTGCAGTGTCTTTGGGTGCAGCATAACCACATGGCCAACCTTCAAATCATTGCTGGCCTGTATGCGCAATTCTTGTTCGCCTTTTTTCACAAATGTATATTTTCCGCACTTGCTTATCCGGTTGATCGTGTGGGCAATAAGCGGCTCTTTGGCGATCTGCTCCAACACCTCTTGCTGTTCTTTGATGGTGTCGCGTGCATCTTCAAGCTGGGCGCGCAGCGTCATTACCTGATACTCACGATCAGAATTTTTAATGCTGTCAGCAATCTGCATATACCCACCACCGCCGCCACCGCCAGCACCAATGGCAATATTGACCATCTGGCGCATTGCGGCTTCAAGGTCAGGCATTTTAATATCTGCAGGCATTTTGAATTTCTCCCGTAAGTTTCTCAAGATTGTGTCATCATCTGATTTTACACCGCGCAAATATTCATATTCGCGCTTAAACTCTGTAAAGACATAAGGACTGGTATTTTTAAGCTGATAAACAAGGTTAAGCTGGCGCTCTGTAAGCCCTGTTCGATCAGGGCGAACATAATCACCGGGCGGCATTTTGCTATACTCGCGCACCCAGTCTGGCCGGCCAAATCCATTGCGATCAAGCAGGTTGATGGCTTCGCCCAAAGACATGCGGCCGCGCTCAACCTGATCCTTTATATCGCGCAACATGCGCAAGTTTGGCGCTCTGTTCATTTGCAGTTTCCTACCTTCTGGATTGGTTATGCCAAGATCAAGGCCAGAATTATAATTGCTGCTGGCGTGATGCCATAAACAACCTGCTGCCACCATGGCATGCCGTCGAAAAAGCTAGGCCCGTCAAGCGGAACGCTTTGATCCATCGCCGCAAGCCATATGACAATGCGGCTGCGCACCACTGGCGACGGCTGCACGATCAGCGCGCGGCGCTCTGGAATGGTCAGGCCATCATCACTGCGCGGCAGGCGCTTCATGGGCCAGCCTGTCGGGCTGCTGCGCCCTTCGGCAAGGCGCTGCTCACGCTCTGCCCATGTTTCTACCGGCTGCATGTTGCTCACTACTTCAAGAGCGGCGCTCATGGCTCTGGTAACTTCGCGGGCTGCGTTTAACACAATGACATGGTTTTCTTTGGTCATGATTTTTTGATCCTCCATTTGCTTGCGTGAGTGAATAAATCATAAATAATATAGCTTGTAAAGGTAGCAAATTGGCGTATGCTCCAAAAAAGCAAACGAGGGATAAAAATGCCATCATATACAAATGTGACCAATAAACTTTCCCGCCAGTTGACGGATAAGCACAAGGGCAGGCTCCGCATTTTCATTCTGGATCAGATAGACAAGTTTGCGCAGGTAACTGGCTGGGCGCGCTCCACAATAGGCATGTATCTGCTGGGCAATTCGCGCCTGTATCAAAGCATTATCAAAGGCACTTTATCGCTGCGCAATGCAGACATTTTGCTTGCGCGCATGCAAGAGGCAATCGAATACCACCAAAAGAATGGGAAATGGCCAGATGCGAAATCGTGAGCTACCGCACCACAAGACAATCAAACAGCTTTTGGAGATCATGCAAAATCAGGGGCAACTGGTTTTCTGGCACACTCCAAACGGCGAAAAGCGCGACAAGGAAACGGCCAAGAAACTTGCGGCCATGGGCGTGCGCGCCGGCGTGTGGGATTTTATCATCATGTCACGCAAGCTGGCCGGCACTGTGCTTTTTGCAGAGGTTAAAAGCACTGATAACGATTTGTCAAAATCACAAAAAGAGTTTAGGCGCGACGTTGTAGCGCAACAGCAAAGCCTGTGGCTCATGTGGTTTTCTGTTGATGACGCGGCCGTTGATCTGGCCGAATTGGGCTTTGATGTTCCAAAGGTGATTTGACAATGTGGCACACTTCAAGCATTTTGGTTGCAAGCCGGCGCGGTGGTGGTTATGTCCAAGGCGCAATCCTAAAAGCCCCCCGCGATCCTCGCTTGCAGCGCCGGCCCATTATCTCACAATTCCAACCTCTTGCAAGCGAGGCATAAAATGGCAGAATATCCTGCGTTACCGCTTTTTACTGACGCTTTTATAAGCGACACAACACACCTGACTGCAGCACAAACAGGGGCATATATCATGCTTTTGTTTCATGCGTGGCGGTCGCGTGATTGTGCATTGCCGGATGATGACAGGATTTTAGCAAGAATGGCCAGAATGGATGGCCGCGCTTGGGCATCTCAAAAAGGGGTGGTCATGTCTTTTTGGGATAAAGTTGATGTGGATGGCGTGCAAAAATGGGTGCAGCGTCGCCTGCTTGACGAGCGCAAATTTGTTGATCTCCGAAGCCGCAAAAATGCAGAGGCAGGCAAAGCTAGTGCGTTGAAAAGATTAAATAGACGTTCAACGACCGTTGCAACGAAACGTCAACCAAAAACCAACGAACCCACACCCACACCCATAGATAATATCCCCCCTTTAATTCCCCCCACCACTCAAAAAGGAGTAAAAAACCATGAGCCAAAACTTAGCCCAGCCCGTGCTGCCGCCCGCCGTGGCCTTGAAGCCGTCAACCGCAAATTCGGGTTTGACGCTGGCGAATGATCCGGCCGGCATGGCATCACTCGCTGATATGCTGGCCATGTGTTACGAAACGCTGAATGTTTACGGCAAAAAGCCTGAGCAGATCGAAACCGCTGTTAAGCTGTTCAGCATCGTGCTTGCTGAAAACTGCATTGGCGACGTGCGCAAAGCCTTTGTTGCCTACCTGCGCAACCACCGCGACATGCCCACGCCTTCTGACATAATCGGCTACATTCGCCGGGAAGGTCGCCCGCCGTTTGATCGCTCGATTTACATTGCCCTGTGCGAAAAGCGGAAACACACCGCTTGGAGTGAGGGCAATCAGCCATGGCAGAAGGGCGACGGCCTGACCGACGCGGAAAGTCGCTATATCGCTGATTACGAGCGTTTTGAGGTAATTTAATTACAAAATGCAAAAACCAAAGAAAGAAGGCCAAGGAAGCGTTTTTGATGCGTCAGGCTACACACCCACCACCAACCACCATTCCACCTATCAGGCGGGCTTCCTTGATGACTTGGCGGGCATCCTTAATGGCTTACTTATCCCAAAAAACAAAAACGCCGGGGATTACCCAGCGTCATTGTTCCACATGAAACATTTTTGCAACTGTTAACTTTTGGCAAGGCCGCTTGTTTGCTTAAAAGTTTCCCTAGCCCATAGCTTCACGCGGTGCCTGATTACCCTTTCCACAAGGTCGCATATGTCGCTGGCGATCAAGTCGGTTACGGCGTCAATAAGCTGATCCTCATTCATGGCCTTAATGGCTTCCAGCTTCTTCTGTTTCAGATCCATCATTTCACCTTCCCTTGCCGTCGCACTGCGGGCAAAGCTCGGTAAGCTCAACGTCATATTCTGGATCGTCGCCATTGTCAGGATGGTTGGCGGCGTAATATGGGCCACCTTCAACAGAAACATAGCAGGCCGCGCGCCACACTTTCTGCGGGTTCTGAATGTCGCCATATTTGTCTTTGCTGGTTAGCCAGATGTTAGTGGGCTTCTCAACCTCGCCATGCTTTTCGCATAGCTCAATCAGAAAATCCTGCGCTGTTTCCAGCGTGTCGGCTTCATGCTCATAGTCGGGGATATAATAGATCATGGCATAGATCCTTCATCAAGAATGGTTTGGATATTCTGCGCCAGCTTCAATGCCGGCGCCGTGAATGGGTGCTTGCGCTCCATTCCCTCAATCAGGTGGATCAGGTGCTTGACCAGATCGCGGCCGGCGTCAACGCGCTGCTCGTAGGTCATTGTGTCGTCGTTCATTCTGCACCAGACAGCTTTAGGGCGTTAAGGGCAATTTCTGCCATGTATTGTGCGCGGCTATTTTCGCTCATGCGGCCAGCCTCATGCACTGCTTTAAGCGCCTCAACCAGCGCGTCATTGGCTTCAATTCCTTTTTTCGCTGCGTCGATTATTTCTTGGCGGGTTTTTTGCATAGTGTAATTCTTCAACCCGCTGCCTGCTGCTTTCAAAATGTTGTCTGCTAATTGCTCGGCGTTGGTCATGTTATAACCCCCTTGCTGCAAGGTTTTGATTAACCTGTGTTTCAATCCAGTAATATCCAAACTTGCGTTGATAGTCCTGCATTTTGGCTTCGTCCTTATCAACACCATACAGCTTGGCAACTGCGGCTTTTTCTGCTTCGCGTATCTCTTGAGAGATATGGCGCTCCACAAAAATAAACCTAGTTCCAAAATGAACAAGCGTTGCATCAGGTGTTGGTGCCTCACACTTGCGGGCTGGCACGCTGCCCATGCTGCCTTCGGTTCCGCTAGATGCAGCAAACTCTGCTGATCCATCTGGCATAAGCCAGCTATCTTTGTAATAGCCCATGTCAATCATGCCATCAAAACCCTCACCCTCAAAACCATCAACCACGCTTTCAACATCTGATTTGGTCGGGCCGTTTTCATATCTGATATTGATTGATCTTGTGGTGTCAGTTTTGACTGAGAATTTTACGCCCGGAAACTTCGCTTTTAGCTGCTTGCGGATTAGCTGGGCTGCTTCTTTTGCTGGGATATATTGAGTTGTCATGTCGATCCTCTCTTTCTTGCATCTTCATCTTGCTACCTTTTAAGGTTGGTGTCAAGCGCCTTTGTCAAGTTTTTTTTTGCGTGTATAATGAAAACCAATTGCGAGGGGTTTAAATGACTGATCAGCCGGGTGATGACGAAAAGCAGGCCGATATTATGGCCGCACTAAATGCGCAGGAAATGCAGCAAGCGTTGCGCAAGCTGTCGCCATTTGAAAACCCGGCCGCATGGCGCAAAACATTCACTGCGCTGGCCGCTGAACAGGCGCCGCTGGCGCTGGCTTCCTGCATCGAGCTTTTGCAATCACGCGATCCAATGGCCAGAATTATGGCAGCGCGCATGATCCTTGAATATGGGATGGGCAAGCCTGTGTCTGCTGATAAGCATGATGCGGTTAACCACAAGGTCATTGACGCCCGGGGCGCGCAAACTGTGCGCTGGTCAACGCCGGAAGAAGCAACAGACGCTGCGCTATCGCGCGCGGCAGACGATGCACCAATTTCCCTGCAGCCGCTTGTGGCGCCAGCCGCTCCTATCATGTCGCCAGATGCAAAGCCAGCGCCGGCCGTGGTCGATCAGCCCGACGATCTGCCCGATGATGACGGCACGATTGAGCAACCGGGCGCACTGGCGCCATTGCCCATTGTCGATGTGGCAAAAATGTTTGGTGAGGAACGGGGAATTGCAACGGATGCTGCGGCGCCTGAAAAAGATCAGGATTAACGCCCGGTGCCGCCTTAACCCTTCGCAGCCGCTTCGCTTCGGCCCCCCGCGGGTGTCGCATTCAGGACGGCTTGCACCAGCCGGGCGGCTGGTGTCGGGTCAGCGGGGTTTCGTGTTTAATGATGCCTGTTATTTGTGCGGCTGGCAATTGGGCTTGGGCATTGGCACGCCTGCACATGCCCGGGCCTGATCGCGCATGACTTTGTAATCCTGCATCAGCCGCATAAGCGTTGGCGTTTGGCCGGCTTCAAGCTCCGTGGCTGCTTCGGCTTGCACTTCGCAAGAATACGCCACAACATCAGGGCAAGTGACGGCCTCAAAACGTGCCGGCGCGCAGGCTGTCAACAAGCTGGCTAGGCTCAGGCCGATGATTGCGGATTTCATTTTTCTGCCTCACGATCTCAACAACCTTGGTGACTGTTTCCACCTTCACCTGTGCGGCTGTATCAACGCGGCCTTTGTAATAGCCAGCGGCAAAGCAACCAGCAAAGCCAATGATGGTTGCCACAAACAGCGCCAGCTTTACCTTTGCCGCAAAGTCCATTACTTCGCAGCGGTAGGCGCAGTTTCAGGCGCAACATGACCATTCAGCACCTGCTGGCAGTAGGTAACGGCCGCGTCTTTATCGCTCACGATCTTAACCGTGTCCGAGGTCGAAGCACCGCCCAAATAAGCCAGCACGCCAAGAACAGCCACAACAGCCAGCTTGCCAAACTTAACAGCCAAAGCCTTGATTTTTTCCATGGTTCACACTCCCTGTTCAACTGGTCAGGCTTCATTATGCGATAAATCGCCACCGCGCGCCAGCCTGATTGGGCGCACGTTATTTGGTTGGGCCACCTTCCAAAGCGTCCGGCGCGTAGCTGTCAAGCGATCCTTGACAAGTCGAGTGATGCACACGCGGTCTGATTGGTTGCCGCCAAGCACATGGAAAGCCTCGTCATCCTCGCCAACGTACAGGCCGACATGCCCGCCGCCCTTGCGCGTGAAGACCAGAATATCCCCAAGCATAGGCTTGGCAACCGGCGTTCCGTAATTCACCCATGACAGGGCGCGAACAGGGATTGCCGGAAGATCAAGGCCAGCACGCTGGGCGCATACCGCCATAAACAGGCCGCACCATGCAACAGCGTCGTCCTTGTATTGAATGCCAAGGCGCTTTGCTCCAACCTCAACAGCCCATTGCAGGATTGCTGGGGTGCTGGCTGGGCCGGGTGTCTCTGCTGTTCCGTAAAGTTTAAGTGCCTCGCGCAGTATTCGCGGGCCTGTCTCGTTTGCAAGCCAGCTATATTGCGCCGGCAGGATCATTTAAGCCCCATCAGGTGCAGCACCTTTTCGGCTGTCAGGGCGCCACCTGCGCCGCCGCCAAGTGACAGAATGCCAAGCCACATGCGGCCTTTGGAAATTTGTTCTTTCATCGGCTCAATGTGCTTTTCCATCATTTCATCAAACCGCCGCTCTGTCGCGGCCTTGTGATCGTTCAGCCCGCTTTCAACTCTGCCCATGGCTGCGGCCATATTCTGTGTGCGCTCGTCAATTCGGGCGACGCTTTGGGCAATGGTTGTTAAGTCTGACATTTTAGGATCACCCATTTATTACCCCTTTATTGTTATCAGCAACGCGCCAAACAACAAGCCCTGCAATGGTTCTGCAATGCGCAGCATATCGTTAATGTATCCGGCCTGCTGCGCCTTCCTTGAAAGAAAGTTAGCACAAAGGCATCCAGCCGAGAATATGAGCAATGCGAAAAAGTTGCAGTGCGTGGTCATAATCAGCGCGCCGCGTGCAAAGCAGATTGAAAACCATGGGCCGGCATCTTTTGCCGGTTCTGCGATCTGGTAAACTTTGCTGTGGCTTATCATCATGCCGGCAAATGCACCTGCCGCCATAATGCAAGCATCTGTCCAGCTAAAGGCCAGCAATTTTGCCGCAATCAGCACTGCTGCAGTCCATGCCAACCTGCCGCCCAATGTTCCCAATATCCCGCTGCCGCGCAGTCTGTAGGCCGCGCCAAGCAACGGGATAATCAGGAAGCCTTCGGGGTTAGGCATATTCGTAAACAATCACAACGCCTGTGCCGCCATTGCCGCCTGCGCCTGCTGCTGCGTTTGCCCCACGCCCGCCACCGCCGCCGCCTGCGCTGCCAGCACCCGGCGATGAGAAGCCGACACAGCCGCCCGCCCCGCCGCCGCCATAGGGGCTTGCACCGCCGCA